TCGATCATCAGCAGCATTTTAGGGCTATCTCCTTGAATCCATTAGCCCCTGCCTCTGTGATCTGAAAATCTTATCCGGCTGCTTATCCGGTTTTTCTGACGCTGCCCGTTTTTGAGGGCCGGCTGGGGTTGAAACAATCTCTCTGCGAATCGCGCATTATCGCCCGTCCTACCACAGCCGGCAAGAAAAGGAAAAGGGGCCTCGCGGCCCCATCGTCCGGGTCGTTGTTCATCACGCCGCCTGCGGGTGGCTGTCGTTCGCCGCTTCCCGGCCGGCGCGCTTCATGATCCAGGCCTGCACGTCGGCCTCGATCCAGCCCGAGGCATGCTTGCCGAGCTTCACCTGCTTCGGGAAGTCGCCCTCCTTGATCAGCTTATAGACGGCGGACTTCTTCAGCCCGACCTTCTCCAGGACTTCGGGCAAACGGATGATTTTGTCGTTGGGGCTCACTTGGCTTCCTCCTTCGTCATGCACACTTGTTGATCCTGCGTTCCAGCCTGCGGCCGATCACGTCGTGCTCGATCGCGCAGCTCGCAAAGGGAATGTCGTCGCCGAGGTCGTCGAAACTGCCGCTCGACGCCCGCGGGCGCCGGGCCGGGCCACCGCCGCCTGAATTGCCTTGACGCGGCGCCGGCGCGCTGCCGCTGTCGCTCGCGCCCTGGCCACGGCCACCGAGCATCTGCATTTCGGTCGCCTCGATCTCGGTGGTGTAGCGATCCTGGCCGTCCTTGTCCTGCCACTTGCGGGTCTTGATCTTGCCCTCCAGATAGACCTGCGACCCCTTCTTCAGGTACTGGCCAGCGATCTCGGCGAGTTTCCGGTAGAACACCACGCGGTGCCACTCGGTGACCTCGCGCTTCTCGCCGCTGCTCTTGTCCTTGAAGCTGTCCGTCGTGGCCAGCCTGATGTTGCAGATGGCGTCACCGCCTGGGGTGTAACGAGTCTCCGGGTCGGCCCCAAGATTGCCGACGAGGATCACCTTATTGACGCTGGCCATTACGCCGCACCTCCGAAAAGATCGCCCTGCACCGGCAGGGCGGGTTTGATTGCCATCGCCCGGCGGCGGGCGTTCGCGGCCCAGCCGAGCAGTACGAAAGAAAAGCCGCGGGCACGGCCGGTGAAGTGCCGCGATTGGGCCAGATAGACCCGGGCGGCGTGGATGTTGGCGGCGCGGTCGGTCATGGCTGCACCTTGGGGTAGCCGTCATGGGTCACACCGCCGAGCAGCCGCCCGGCCGCTCCCTTCCCGGCCTTGACGACGGTCAGCGCGTCAGCGTTTTCGTCTTCAGGCAGGTCGTCACCCCAGAAACTGCCATCCGAGCGGATATGCCGGACCTCCCCCTTGACGGTGCCGAAGGCTGGATTACCTGGCGTTGCCCACTCGCCCCATTGTTTAAATAGGAATGGGACGCCCGCTTCCTTGCATTGCTCCTGCAGCGCATATGCCCAATCGGGATGCATTGGCCGCGCCTTCGGGCCAGACTCTCCTCCGACGACGATCCAATCAAGCGCCGTCTCGTCAGGAACGGCCGCACGCGGATACCATCCGCATCCGCAATCGGCATCCTCCGGGCAGTCGTCGCAGGGCTTGGCTCTGCCCCAGAGGTGAGGAGTCAGATCAACCGGACCAAGCAGCGGCTCCATGCTCAACCAACGGACCTTGGCCGGGACCTTCAGCAGCTTCGGAATATCGCGGTCGGCTTCCTCCTGATTGCACACGGTGACGCCAAGCCATACCCGGTCGAAGATCATGTCGAACATCAGGCCGTCGCCCGAACACATCGGCAGCACGTTGCCGACGCGCTTCGTCACCAGCAGCCAATCGAGGTGCGGAGTCTTGGCGATCAGGGAGAACAGGTCCATGCGCCAAGCGGTCGGGACGGCGTTGTCGAACACGTCGGCCAGCGAGGCGCAGAACACGCGGTAGCGGACACCGAGGCGCTCGGCCTCGGCGTTCCACGCCAGCGGCTTGCGCCAATTCGCCGGCGAGCTGCGGCGGCGCTCGGTGCCCGGCCCCCACTGCACGAGGCCGGAGCGCTTCGCCCAGCCCTCGGCATAGCAGTGATCACAGCCCGGGCCGACCTTCTGGCAGCCGTACCATGGGTTGAAGGTGTGGTGCGCCCACTCGATCTTCGTGTTTTCACCCATGATGCCCCCCTTGCGCCACAGACAGCGCCACCGCCACCGGCCGCACCCAGATCGGCGCCGCCGACAGCACGAAGGTTTCACCGGACCACGCCAGCAGCAGGGTGGTGCCCATGACGCCGGCGATGGCTTCGGCCGCGTCGGGCGGCACGGCGTTGCCGATGCGCTCACGCCAGTCGCTGTCTGACAGGCCGTCCAGCTCCAGGTACTCCTCCGGATCGACAAGGCTCTGCAGGGCCGCCAGCTCCAGCGTGGTGAAAGGCCGGTGCCACGTGCCGTCGAGGGCGCGGATCACCGCGACCAGCTTGTCGGCCGCTGCCGGCATGCGCGGGTCTGCGACCGACCACCGGCCGTTGTCGTGGCAGGCTGCCGCCGACACGGCGCCGCTCGGTTCCTCCCAGCGGGCGACGCCATAGTGGCCGCCGGTCAGGTAGTGGTCGCCCTTGCCGCGCTCCAGACTCGGGCGAGGATCCGCGACGGCATAGGCGCCCTGCCCGGTGGTGCTGCCGGAAATCACGGTACCGGCGGCATCATCCCAGCCGGTGACCATGTACTTGCCGAAGCCCTCGCCGGCGCGGCGGGGGTCGGCAACGCACTGGCCGGAGCCATGCGCACCGGTGACGGCGCAGGCCTCGCGGCTCCACGGCACGATGCGGAACTCGTTGCTGTGCTTGTCGGGGCCGTAGTGGCGCGGATCGGCCACCGAGAACCCGCCCTGGATCGGCGAGCGCTGCCCGGTGACCGTGCCGGTCGAGTCGTTCCAGGCACGGACACCGAGCTGGCCATACTCGCCGCCGGCGGTGAAGCGCGGGTCGGCAACGGAGAAGTTGCCATTGGTGGCCCGGCTGTGCCCGGCGACGGTCCCCGACGGCTCTTCCCAGCGATTCACACCGAGGAAGCCGCGGTGGTACTCCGGCACGATCAGGTAGTCGCGGAGGACGCCGTCCTCGACCGCCAGCTTGTTCAGGCTGCGCCAATCGCTGCCCGCCTCCACAAACGCCAGTCGCACCCAGGTCTTCCACTGGAGCTGCGGGACACGATGCATCGGGCCGCCGGCCGGTTCGCCCGGGAGCGGCATGCGCTCCAGCACGGTGCCCACGGCCGCGAGGCTTTTCTTCTCCGGCTCGTACAGGAACGGCGGGACCTTCTCGACGTGGCGGGCGACCAGCAGGAACCGCTTACGGCTCTGCGCCAGGCCGCCGATCTCTCCGCAGTCGTGCGTCGTCTCGGCCACCGCGTAGCCGTAGGCGCGAAGCAGCTCGCCGATCTGGTCGAGCAGGTGCCGGCCGCGGTTGGCGATGCGCGGCACGTTCTCGAAGATGATCAGCTCGGGCGGCGCGTCGGCGAAGGCCTCCAGCATCAGCCACACCCCGCGCACCGTCAGCCGGTTCAGCGCCTGATACTTGGCCGTGCGGCTCCGGTTCTCGGAGAGCAGCCCGGAGAACCCCTTGCAGGGAGCGGACAGGAAGACGATGTGCGGGAACTCGCCGCCAGCCGCCGCCCGGATGTCCGCCGTGGATGCCTCGCGCCAGCCCGCCGGCGGCTCCACGCCGTGGAAGTCGATGAACTGGCTGCGGTCGAACAGGTCCAGCACCGTGCCGCGGGTGCCGGTCATGCGCTCGAAGTCGCGGATGGCCGGGGCATCGACGTCGATCCCGCCGATGCAGCGGAACTTACCGACCATGTTCCCGACCCGGGGCGATGCCTTGTTGAAGCCCTTGGCGCCGCCGCCGAGGCCGCAGAACAGGTGGAAGTGGCGGATTTCGCGCACGTCGTCGGGCGCGAGAGTGAAGGCGTCGCGCTTCATGCTGCCACCCCTTCCGCTACTACCTCTGCCGCTTTCGCTGCCTTTTCTGCCTTGCGCTGCTTGTACTCTTTCAGGATCGAACAGCGTCCCGGGATGCGCTCAAGAGAGCAGTTCATCGGGGCGCCGCAGCCCCCGTAGTTCTTGCAATGGCTCATGGGGCAAGATGGTGGTTCGAGAGCATCGATGACCTTGAAGAACAGGCTGTGGATGTCACGGTCGGACATGCCGCGACGCTCCAGCGCCTGGCGCAGCTCGCGCACGGAGAACCGCTGCTCGTTGTTGCCCCATGGGTCGCGCTTGATGGCGCGGGCCACAGCCTTTTCGAGGCGTGGGGTGCTGAGTCGAAGCAGCGTGCTCACGGCTGCACCTCGCGCACGACATAGGGGGATACGTCGGGACCGCGCCAGCCAGTCGGCTTCTTGACCTTGCCGTTCTCGTCCTTTAGTACCGCGCCGTCCGGGCCGATCTTGTCCAGGTTCGCCCGCGCCACTTCGCGCATGGCGCCGAGAATGTCAGCGCCCTGCGACAGAGCGGAGCCGACCGTAACCCAAGCGAGATCGACGTCAGCGTCTAGCATGGCCTCTCGGTCGCCGACATCGACGTGATCGTCGTATTCGCCTTCCTTAAACCGACGCGACATATCGCGCATCATGGCCGCAGCGCCACCAATCTCGGCTTCCGTGAGGACATCAACTTGTTCGATCTTCTTGGATTCGGAAATTGCCTCCAACTTCTCTGCCATTTCCTCAAGCTGCAGACCGATGTACAAGGCCGTCTGCCGGACGTTGAAGCGGTCTGTGGTGCAGCCGACCGCCTCGGTGAAGCGGCGCACGTCGGAGACGAAGGTTTCCTCTCCGGCCGGTTCGTGATCGACGCGATATGGCCCCTTGAGCGTCAGCGTTTCCAGGAATCGCTCGGGGTCCAGCTCGTTGTCGATCGCCATGCTGAATACGCGCCCGTCCATGGATACAAGCGGTACATTCATTTCCGGATTCTTGGAGTCGCCGCCGACATAGAAGCCGGGGGCGGACAGCATTTCGCGGACCTTCGGCTGCACCAGATCGATCTCCTCCGCCTGCCCGATCAGGATGGTGTTCATGCTGCCTCCTTGATCTGCCCGGCGTTACCGTTGTCGATCCAGTGCGCACCGATCCGCTCGGGGAGCTGGGCCGGCAGTGCCTTCAGGGTGCCGAACAGCAGGGCGGTCTCGATGTCGCCGTCCTCGGCCATGCCGTCGAGCCAGTAGAGCAGGTCCTCGCGGCCCTTGAGGTCGAGCACGTCGAAGCGGTCCAGCACCAGCAGCTTGACGCCGGCGAGGAAGGAGACGGCCTCGGCGATCATGGCGTCAGTCCGCCACTTCTCCGACTCGCTGATCAGGGCGTAATCGCGCAGGCCGTAGGTGATCCGCATGTCGGAGTGGATGACGACCTGCTCCCACTCGGCGAAGCCGGCGGACACGTGCAGGCGGTCGTTGATCGGCCCCAGCGCCTCGGCAAGGATTTCGCCCGGGATGCCATCGGGGGCAAGCGCGTCGGCGATGTCCGTCCATGCCAGCACGTCCGCATGCAGCGCTGCGGCCTGGTCGATGACGGCCTGCCGGCGGGCGGCCTGCTCGGCCACGGCGCGGTACTTGTCCGCGTCGGCGCGCCAGCCGTCCCGCTTTTCGGTCAGCTCGGCGACCTTGGCCTGCAGCGGCTCCAGGTCGATGGTCTCGACCGCTTCCTCGTCCAGCTCCTTCAGCTTGGCGGCGGCCTGCTCGGCGGCGGCGAGGTCGCGCTTGTCGTTGGCGACGGCGCTCTGCACCAAGGCCAAGGCCTTCTCGTACTCGGGCAGCTTCGCCACGGCCTCGGCGTCGGGCTGCGCCGGCGCGTCACCGACGACCGGCTCGCCGTGCAGCTTCCGGTACTCGGCCAGGTGGGCCGCGGCACGGTTGAGCAGGGACGAATCCCACTCGACCTCGGGATGGTTGCAGGTCAGCTCGACGAACTCGGCGGTCACGCTGGCCAGCCCGCGCAGTAGGAACTCCCCGGGGGCCTTGGGATTGACCGGCGCGACGCCGGCCTTCGCCCGGGTTTCATCGACCTTGGCCTGCCATTCCGCAACCTCGGCTTCGTCGCGCCCCAGCTTGGCCTTGATGCGATCGATCCGGCCAGCCTTCTCGGCCAGCTCGTCGCGCTGGGCGGCCATCTGCTGGCGGGCCTGTGCCTTGGCCTTGGCGGCCCCCAGCGCCTGCTGGGCGGCGCCGAGTTCCTGCTCGACCTCCTTCATCTTGGCCACGGCGTTTTCATGCCGGGTGCCCGCCTTCTCGGCGTCGGCCGGCAGCGGGGCCGGCTGCCACTTCGGCGCCTTGTCCTTGCCCCAGGTCTCGCCGCCGGTCGCGGTCTTCCAGCTGGCCTTGGCGTCGCGGGCCTTGGCTGCCGCCTCCTTCTGGGCCGCGTCGAAGCCGGCGCGCAGGAAGGGGGCGATCTGCTCGACCTTCTTGGCGTCGAGGCCCTTGTCGAGCATGCGCTGGGTGACGCTGGCGCCGTCCAGCTTGACGCCCATCAGGCCGAACAGGAAGGTGCGGCGCTCCTTGTCGTCCATGCGGGCAAAGCGCTGGGCGTCGAGGACGAATGGCAGCATCGGGTTCTCGCTGTGGAGGCCCTTGCCGGACGGCAGCACCACCGAGTACGAGGCGTCGGCGGTTTCCACTTCCACGAAGCCGGATTCCTGCCCATCGGTGACGAGGGCGCCGTAGTCCTTCTTGAGGCCGACGCGGACGGACTCGCCGGTCATGGCCATGCGGATGGCTTCCTGCAGGCTGGACTTGCCGGCGCCGTTCTTGCCGGCGAACAGCGTCACCGGCTTGGACAACTGCACGTCGATGGCGCGGGCGCCGAGGACGTTGCTGGTCTGAATGGCTGTGATTTTCATGGTCAGGCCGCCTCGTCGGTGTTGGTGGAATCGTTGGCGGCGTCGTCGGCCTTGTTCTGCTCGTGCCAGTCGCTCCAGCCGCGCAGCCATTTCTCGACCAGCTCGTAGCGGATAACCGGGGCGTCGTCCTTGGTCTTGCCGTCGGCTGCAGCCTGGTAGCCGTCCTCGTAGGCATCGTCCAACTCCTCGTCGGTCGGCTTGACCTGGTCGGGCGACGGCAGGCCCAGCACCTCGCCCTCGATCACGTCGCCCGGGCCGTCCCCGTCCATGCCGCCGCCGTCGTTGTCGTGGTACTCGTGGCCGAGGTCCATGGCGCGCTGGTCGTCCTCGCCCGTCACGTCGTTCATGCCGCCGGTGTGGTCGGCGGCGTTGGCCACCACGACCAGGACCGACTTGCCGGCGACTTCGTACAGCTCGTGCAGGTTGGCGGCGCCGGTGCCAAACTTCACCACGGCCTTGACGCCGTCCTTGATGGTGATCTGGTCGAGGTCGCCGGCCACCACGGTGCGGCCCTCGGCGGCCAGCATGTGCACGGCCATCTTGACGTTGGTCTCCACGCGGTTGCGGAGGCGGTCGATGATGTCGTCCTGCTTCTTCTTCGTGAGCTTCTGCCAGGGTTCCGGCAGCAGCTTCAGCTCCATCACGAGGGCCTGCAGCAGGTCTTTGCCGATGGTGTCGGCGGTCATGTTGCGGAAGTCTTGAGGTGCGTTCATGGTTCGATGTCCTTTCGGTTATTCGTCATTGGCAATGCGTTCGAGGTGCTCCTGCTGGGCGTCGCTGATGAACATGCGGCGCCCGTATTGGCCGTAGCGGGCCTTCATGTCCGCCGCGAACGACTCTTCCCAATCGTTCGCGGCGTTCATGCGCGCGTCCTCGAGCAGCTCCTCGAATTCCTTTTCCTCGTAGAGGTCCTGGACGCGCTGGCTCATGGGTTACTCGATCCCGAGGCCGCCCTGGCCGCGCTCGCGGCGCTGACGCTGCTGCTGGGGCTGCTGGGCGTTGGTGATGGCCTGCTCGACGGCCTTCTGCTGGCCATCGTTGAGGCCGCGGGCAATGTCGCGGGCGGAATCGAAATCGCCGGACTTGACGGCGGACATCGCATCCTCGAAACCCGGGCCGTCCTGCTGCTGGGATTGCCCGCCCTGCTGCTCGACCGTGCGGAGCGCGTCGTCGTCCGGATCGCTTACAACCGTCGCCGGGGCGTCGATAATTTCCCCGGTGCTGGTATCCACATTGCGCGGACCCTTGGCGGATTCGCCTTCCTGCTTGAGTGCAGAAACATCGACCGAGAAGGTGCCGTCGGTGCCCCGCTGCGCGTCGAACGTGTCCTGCAAGTCCTCGGCGGTTTGGAGGCCCATGCCAAGCTCTGGGGCGTAGGCGCGCTGCCAGAAGGCTGCCGACCGATAGACGAACATCTGGTCGGGCATGGTCTTCCACTTGGAGCCGTTCTTACTGTCCCAGCCTTCGGCCTTGACCATTTCCCAGGTCACCCAGATACCGTCCAGGCGCTCGCCGGTCTCGCGCTCGACCGCCCAGGCGCGGCAACCGTAGTCGGGCTTGCCGGGCTCGCCCTTCCATTCGTAGCGCAGCGACGAGTAGCGGCCACAAGCGTTGATCGTGGCGATCAGGAACTTGGAGGACCAGCCCGGGGTGCCATGCACGATGTAGAGGTTCTGCATGACCATCAGCGGGTTGGCGCCGATGCGCTGGGCCATGTCCATGGCGATCATGCAGTTGGCGAGGTTGCCCTGGTACTGCTTCGGGACAAGGTCGGACTGTGCGAAGGCCTTGCTGACGCGCTGGATCAGCTCGAAGGCTTGAAGGTCGAAAAAGCCGGCGCGGACGGCCGGCATTTGGGCCTCACGCGGGGCCAGCTGCTGCTGGCGCATCGCGGAAAGGTCGGCGGTGTTGGTTTGTGCGGACATGGTCTTTCAGGTCTCCGGGTGGTTGATAAATCAGTCGTGGTAGTGGCAGCGGGTGCCGTAGGCGGGGCAGTACTTGGCGCTGCAGAGCATGCTTTTCGGGTTCGGGGGGAAAATCCCGTCCTTGAGCATCCGGGCGGCGATCTGGATCAGGCCCGGGTGGTCCTCGGTGCCCAGCAGCGGGGTCTTCACGTCGGCCACCTCGCCGGTGGCGACCGGGGCCTCCTTGGTCGTCTGCAGTCCGATGATCTCGGCCGGCGCATCCAGGCGCTCGCCGCTGGCCTGCTCTGCCATCAGCGTGTAGATGCCGAGCTGGATGTGGTGGCCCTTGGTGACGGCGCGCCGGCCGCCGTCGGCGGTCTTCTCCGTCGCCCGGCCGCCGCTCTTGAGGTCGGAGATACCCTTCCGGCCGTCCTCTGCGATGCGGATGCGGTCGGTGGTGCCGGTGACGCGCACGACGCCGTACTCGGTGCCGATGTCGAGAGCCTGGCATTCCAGCTCCACGGCGGCGTATTGACGGGTCGGACTGATTTCCTGGCAGTAGCGGGTGGTCAGCTTGACGGCGAAGGTATCGGCCTCGACCGGGGTCAGGCTGTCGTCCCAAGCGACCTCCTGCTCGGGGCTTTGCAGCGCGGCCCGGGCGGTATCGACGGCGGTGACGACGTCGATCTGCTCGCCGCTCAGGCGGGAGCCGTCGAAGGCGGCGGTGCCGGCGTGGATCGCGGTGCCGAGGGCGGCGTTGCCGGAGGACGGCATGCGCAGGCCGACGATGTTCTGGAAGTACCAGCGGTGGGCACAGTCGAAAAGCGACGGCCACGAGCTGGCGCGGATGGTGGCCAGCGGTTCGGCCGGGAGGCGTTCGGGGGCATTCATGGTGCTGATCTCCTTCAGATGGTGAGTTGAGCCAAGCGCCAGGCGTTGCGGATGCTGTGGCCGCGGCGCAGGTAGTAGAGGAAGTCGCCGAGGAACTTGCGCATCACGCGGCTCTCGGCATCGGGGAAATCGGGCGGGCGCAGAGGGTCAGGCCCTCGGGCGGCACTACGCCGTCGTCGTCGAAGAAGAGCTCCATGGCCTTGACGATGGCGTCACATGAGGACGCGGCCAGGACGTTGAGTTCTTCGGGCTTGGCGCCGGTCCTGATCGTGACCACGAACGGGCGCAGGGGGATCGGCTGGGGCGCGTAAGGCGCCAGCGCCTGACGGAACAGCGGATGGACGTTGCACATGGGTCGCTCCTTGTAAAAATGCGTAACACGCATCTGACAAGGTGCATCATACGCATTTCAGTAAATGCGTCAAGCGCATTTTTGCGCGCAAATGGAAAAGCCCGCACGGCGGCGGGCTGGAATGGAAAAGCCGGGGCGGGTTAGGTCAGCGGCGCGCCTTGCGCCATTCCCATGGGGGCGTCGGGGCGCTGTCGGCCCACAGGCCGCGGCGCTCTGCCCGGGCTGCATCCTGCAGCGGGTAGAGGTCCGGGTCGGTCACGTAGCGGTCATAGACCCAGGCGAGGCCACGCCGCACCTGCTCGGCGTTGGCGTCGATTTCCGTCTTTACACCAGGTGTAAAGCAGTAAATCCGGCCGATGGTTCGACCGTAGCGGTCGCGTCCTTGGGGAGAAATGCGCGCCTGCTTCCCGAAGCACAGCCCGGACAATGACTGCTTCGATTTCGCGCCGAAGGGCTGGGCCTTCTCGGGCGCATCGATCTCGGCGAGGCGAACTTTCACCTGCTCGTTGCCCTGGCACAGGGCGGTGATGGTATCGCCGTCGGCGACGCCGACGACCTTGCAGGGCAGGTCCGCCGCGACCGGCGAGGCTGCCGCACAGAGCAACAGGGCGATAAGCCTCACTTGGCGAATGCCAAACGCCTCACGGAAACCTTGCCATCCCGGACTTCTGCGACACACGTGAATACATGACGGACATCGGCGCCAAAAGCGTTTTTCACATCCACCTCGTTACTCAGCACCCACTCGCCGTTGTCTCCCATGACGAGGCGCTCCTTGAACATCGAGAAGTCTGCCGACTTGGGCGACGTCAGTTTTGCCTTCACCGCCCTCTCGCACACCATCTTGATGTCGATCCTCATATTCTCAGCGGCGATTTCGGCCTTTCGCTTGTCCTCTTCCGCCGCCTTGAGCGCGGCTTTTTCTGCACGATCGTTCTCGGATTGGATTTTTGCGGCTGCCGTTTTTTCCGCCTTCGCGGCGCGCTCCTCATCGGTTTCCGTTGCGCCAATGAACGAGCCGGCCACGAGCAGACCAGCAAGCCATGCTGTTACGTGCTTTTTCCACCCTGCGAGGCGCATGAATCTATGCGCCAAGAAATAACCGCCAAACACCGCTGCGATTAACACCAACATTCTGATGGCTTCTCTCATATCCCCTTCCTCACAGTTTCTTGAAATCACCCGGCCTGAAGTTCGGGCACCAATCACAATCACATTTTGCCCCGGCCGCCTTGATCTGATCGACAAACGAGGCGGGAACGAGAGATGAAAGCCTGAAATCAGCGAATTTCGTGATGTAGCTGCATGGAATGACAAAGCTGGTGGCACCGAAATCATCGCCACCAATGTGCGAGTCCGCATCCAGCTTGAGGTCGATGTCTATGAGGTCGATGTCGAGCATCGTCCCAACCGGTCCCTGAAGAAGATTCTTCTTCTCGCCAGCATCACGATACCGCTTCATGACAAAACAGTGCGCCCTATGGTCTGCTGGCTTCATGCTGTTGATGTAGCACTCGATGACACTGGCAGCCCGAAACGGGTTTGTGATCAGTTGGCCCCTGCCATACACCTGAGTGTGAGTGATTCTTCGAGCGAAGTTGAGCAGTGACAAGGCCCGCTTCATCGCATCGAATTCCGCGGAAAAAAAAGCCACGTGGAAGACGTGCCCTTCAAGCTCCATTTCCTGATACAGGGACGCAGCCTTGGCGACATTGAGGGCAAGGGGATAAACCGACGACTTCGATTTGGTGAACAAGATCGCCAAGACGAACTGATTGGCCTGGTGAATCAGATCGACAGATCCTTGCCCATACGTCGCCGGTAGGTCGCTCATCTTTTCCTGTAGCGGCGGTGCTCAACCATCGTCCCGATGATGTGGATGTGCGTCAGGTCGGACCGCATGGAGGGATAGTCCTCATTTAGCGGCACCAGCTCGAATACCTGCTGGCCCTGCTCATTCACGCCCCGGGGGCGGTACTTCTTGAAGGTTGCCTCGTTCTCGCCGTTTTTGGCCACGACGTAGTCGCCGGGAAGAGGCAGAGCGCCTGGGTCGATGATGACGGTATCACCCTCGCGGAACTCGGGCAGCATGGAGTCGCCCTTGATGCGAAGCGCAAAGGCGTTCGACGACAGATCGAGGTCGGTCAACAGCCAGTCCTCACCCTCGCCGAGCGCGTAGGGATCGACTGCCTCGGTCATGTGTCCGGCCTGGACGTAGCTGACCAGTGGGATGCGGCGCGTCCCGAGTGGCGCCGGCGCGACGTTGGCTTGGGTGCCGGCAAACAGGTCAGCGACCGCGCATCCAAGAGCATGCGCGATCTTGCGCAGCATTTCGTCGCTATATCCCTGTTTCCCTCGCTCTAGGCGAGAAATGTTCCCCACGTCGCTATCGATGCGGTTCGCTAGTTCAAGGATCGTCCAGCCACGCGCCTTGCGCAGCCGGCGGATGTTGTCTCCGACGTTCATGGCGAAATTATCCCGGCCGTGTTGCGTCCCGCGCAAAGCGTCTTGCGCATTCCGATTTCCCGCCGTAAGATGCGTACTACGCATATTTTGTGTGAGGTTCATAAATGACCACTCCCCTTCGTCAGGCGCGGGAACGACGCAACCTGACCATTCAACAAGTCGCTGCTGCTGTTGGAATCGACTCAGGAAATCTGAGCCGCATTGAGCGCGGCATTCAGGTGCCATCGAAGGACCTGACCGAAAAGCTGGCTCAGTACTTCAATGGCGAAGTGACCGAGACCCAGATCATTTACCCGGAACGATTCGCTGCTGGGGAGGAATCTACCGGCTCGGAATCCACAGCAAAACCACAGGAATAAGGGGAGCGTTGTGGAAATCAGAAAAGCCTATCTGTCCATGATCCGGGCATTCCCTGGGGGCTGGGATGCCATGGCCGGCGCCCTCGGCATGAGCCGGGACGCACTGGAGAACCGCATCTACGAGCGCAAGGGCCAGTCGGTGCTTGTCGAGACCGCGCTGCAGATGCAGCAGTTTTCCTCCACGACCCATTTCGCCGAAGCCGTGGCCCAGGTTTCCGGCGGCCTCTTCATGAAGCTGCCTGAGCAGAGCAGTGAGGACCGCGAGGAGCTGCTGGCCAAGTTCAACGAGCTCTACTCGAAGCTCGGCGACCTCTCGACCAAGTTCCGCGAGTACGTGAAGGACGACGAGATCGACCGGCGCGAGCGCCAGGACCTCACCGACGTCGGCCAGAACATCCACCGCACCGTCGAGGAGCTGCTCGCACTCACCTTCCAGATTTACTGCCGACCAGGGCAGCTCTGATCGAACACCAGAAAGGGGCTTTCCCAATGAACGAACACGCCGACTATCTCGCTTTCCTGCGACAGAAGATCAAACTCGCATCATTTGCTGGCTTCGAAATCGACGATGTAGAGATCAACCCGATCCTGAAACCACACCAGCGCAAGATCGTGCAGTGGGCGGTGCATGGTGGCAATCGCGCCATCTTTGCCAGCTTCGGCCTGGGCAAGTCAGTGATGCAGATCGAGGTCACGCGCCTGGTGCAGAAGCGCGCTGGCGGTAAGGTGCTGATCGTCTGCCCGCTCGGCGTTCGCCAAGAATTCAAGCGCGACGGCGCCATGCTCGGCGTGCATTTCGAGTTCATCCGCCGGCCGGAGGAGATGGTCGACGGCCATGACTTCTATCTGACGAACTACGAGAGCATCCGCGACGGCCGGCTTGATCCGAATCTCTTCACGGTCGTCAGCCTCGACGAGGCCAGCGTCCTGCGCAGCTATGGCAGCAAGACCTATCAGGAATTCTTGCCGCTGTTCTCTTGCGTGAAATTCAAGTTCGTCGCCACGGCAACGCCGAGCCCGAACCGCTACAAGGAGCTGATTCACTACGCCGGCTTCCTTGGGATCATGGACACCGGCCAGGCTTTGACGCGCTTCTTCCAGCGCGACAGCACCCAGGCCAACAACCTGACGCTGTACCCGCACAAGGAACGTGAGTTCTGGCTGTGGCTCAACAGCTGGGCGATCTTCCTGCAGAAGCCGTCCGACCTTGGTTTCGACGACGCCGGCTATGATCTGCCGCCGCTGCAGGTCCACTACCACGAGGTGCTGACCGACCTGACCAATGCCGGCACCGAAAAGGATGGCCAGGGCCTGTTGTTCAAGGATGCCGCGCTTGGCCTCAAGGAGGCCGCAGCCGAAAAGCGTGACAGCTTGCCGGCCCGCATCGAATGCCTGGAAACGATCCTCGACAACGATCCGGATAGCCATTACCTGATCTGGCACCACCTCGAGGCAGAACGTCACGCGATCAAGCAGGCAATCCCGGAGGCTGTGAGCGTTTATGGCACCCAGGACCTGGACGAGCGCGAGCAGGCCATCGTCGATTTCTCCGAAGGGAAGTTCAAGTACCTGTCGGTGAAGCCGGAAATCGCCGGCAGCGGCTGCAACTTCCAGCGCCATTGCCACAAGGCGGTTTTCCTCGGCATCAACTACAGCTTCAACGACTTCATCCAGGCGGTTCATCGCATCTATAGGTTCCTGCAAACGCGGCAGGTCGAGATCCACATCATCCACTCGGAAGCTGAGCGCGAGATCGTCAAGTCGCTGCAGACCAAGTGGAAACAGCACGAGGAGATGGTCAGCAACATGAGCGCAATCATCAAGGAACACGGCCTGAACAACGTGGCCATGGCGGACGTTCTGGCCCGCACCATCGGCGTCGATCGCCTGGAAGTGCGCGGCGACCGCTTCACGGTGGCGAATAACGACTGCGTGGTCGAAGCTCGCCGGCAGCCGGACAACCACGTCGATCTGATCATCACCTCGATACCGTTTGCCAACCACTACGAATACACGCCGAGCTACAACGACTTCGGCCATACCGAGAACAACGATCATTTTTGGGCGCAGATGGATTTCCTGACGCCCGAGCTGCTGCGCATCCTCAACCCTGGCCGGCTCTACTGCTGCCACGTCAAGGACCGGATCCTGTTCGGCAATGTCACCGGCGCCGGCGCGCCGACAGTCAGCCCATTCCACTGCGAGGCGATCATGCACGCCCGAAAGCACGGCTTCGACTACATGGGGATGATCACTATCGTCACCGACGTGGTGCGCGAGAACAATCAGACCTATCGCCTTGGGTGGTCGGAGCAGTGCAAGGACGGCACGAAGATGGGTGTCGGCTCTCCGGAATACGTGCTGCTGTTCCGCAAGCCGCAGACCGACCGCAGCCGCGGCTATGCCGATCTGCCGGTGCAGAAGTCGAAGGACGACTACACCCGGGCACGCTGGCAGGTCGATGCGCATGCCTTCTGGCGCTCGTCCGGCAATCGGCAGATAACCGCCGAAGAACTCTCGCAGCTGGGCCCGGACAAGCTCGCCAAGGCCTTCACCGAGTACAGCCTGCAGAACGTCTATGACTACGACTTTCACGTCAAGATCGGCGAGGAACTGGAGGCCCGCGGCTCGTTGCCTTCAACGTTCATGAGCCTGGCGCCCGGCAGCCACGACGATGCGGTCTGGCACAACGTCAATCGGATGATCACGCTGAACGGAAGCCAGTCGCAGAAGGGCTTGCAGAACCACGTTTGCCCCCTGCAGTTCGACATCGTTGATCGTCTGATCGAGCGCTACAGCAACAAGGACGAGTTGGTCTATGACCCGTTCGGTGGCCTGATGACCGTTCCGTATCGCGCCATCCTGAAAGGTCGCCGCGGTCAGGCCAGCGAACTGAATGCCGCCTACTTCTTCGATGGCGTTCAGTACCTGAAATCGGCCGAGCGTGAGTTCTCCATGCCGAGCCTCTTTGACTTCCTTCCGGAGGCGGCTTGATAGATCAGGGGGAGGGATGAACTACTACGAACACCACCTCGGCGACTACGCCAAGGACACGGCCCACCTGACCATGCTGGAGCATGGCGCCTACCGACTGCTGCTTGACCGCTACTACGGTACCGAGCAGGGAATTCCTGACGACCAGGCGCACCGGGTGGCGCGCGCCCGCACCCGCGAAGAGAAGGCGGCCGTCGACGCTGTCCTGGCCGAGTTCTTCACCCTGGAGGCTGGGGTTTGGAAGAACGGACGGGCCGAGGAGGAAATTGCTAAAGCTCAGGTCAAGATCAACGCCGCCAAGGAAAACGGGAAGAAGGGCGGGCGGCCACGGAAGGATAAATCGAGCTCCGAAAACGAAACCCATCCGAAACCCGATGGGTTTTCCGTTGGTTCCGAAAACGAAACCCATCCGAAAGCTCTCCAGTCACCAGACACCAGTCCCCAAACATCAGAAGAACTACCGGTAGTGAGTGAACAACCGCCTAACGCTACCCGGGTCGGCGCCCTTTGCAAGCAGCTGCGGGTCATGGGAATCGACGCCGCGCCCCATCTGCCGGCATGGCCCGACCTGCTGGAGCGCTTCACCGACGAGCAGATCATCGCAGTCGCGGAGATCGCCAAGGCGCGCAAGCCGGGCGAGCGCATCCACCTGCACTACCTCGTCCCGATCCTGAACGAGCCGCCCAAGGCCCCGGCTACCGGCGCCAAGCGCGCTCCATCCGTCGAGAACTTTGAAGGCCGCGAGTACGGCCAGGGAGGACGCCTGTGAATTCCATCGCCGAGGTCGGCATCCACGCCGAACCCAAGACCCGCACCGACACGTGCGCAACGCACGGACCGTTCGAGGCCAAGTGCTTCATCGGCTCGATCTGGTCGAAGTGCCCGACCTGCAGCGCAGAGGCTGCCGCCCGCGAGAAAGCGGAGCGCGAAGCCAAGGAGCGCGAGGATCGCCGGCAAGTCTGGATGCGGAAGATCGGCGAGGCCGGTATCCCCGAGCGATTCCAGAACCGCAGCCTGCAGAGCTTCGTCGCCGAGACTGAGCAGCAAGCCCGGGCGCTGGCGTTCGCGCAGGACTACGCCGACCGCTTCGACCAGGCGATGACCACCGGCCGCAGCGCGCTGTTCATCGGCCGCCCGGGCACCGGCAAGACGCACCTCGCCGTCGGCATCGGTCTGCGGATCATGCACCGCGACAGCCGCACGGTGCTCTTCACGACCGTGATGCGCGCCATTCGCCGGGTGAAGGACACGTGGAGCCGGGAAAGCCGCGAATCGGAAACGCAGGCCATCGCCGCGCTGGTGTTCCCCGACCTGCTGATCCTCGACGAGATCGGTGTGCAGTTCGGCAGCGACACCGAGCGCCTGATCCTGTTCGACGTGCTCAACGAGCGCTACGAGAAGCGCCGGCCGACCCTGCTCCTGTCGAACCTGAACATCGACGAGGTCAAGGCGTATCTCGGCGAGCGCGTCTTCGACCGGCTGCGGGAGGACGGCGGCGAGGCCATCGTCTTCGATTGGGCCAGCTGGCGCGGCCGGATCGCGGCCTGATGTGCGGCAAGGCGCCATGCGACAGCGCGAACTGCACCTGGGGGGAGAAGCACCGGAAGGAATGCGAGGCCCGGGAGGTCATGCGGTGGTCGCGGGAAAAGCGGGCCGAGTACTACGCGGATGTGAAGAAACGCCGGGGGGAAGCCGCGGCGCAGGAATTGATCAAGGAGGTAAAAGAACAATGGACCATCAGCCAGCGGCAACCGTCGCTTTTGTGATCCCAGGCGCTCCCGTCGGCAAGGGGCGCCCGAAGTTTGCCCGCCGCGGCAACTTCGTCACCACCTACACGCCGGAGAAAACGGCCAGCTACGAGAACCTCGTGAAGGTGAAGGCCGAGGAGGCCATGGCGGGCCGCCCCGCATTCGAGGGGGCGGTCTCGGTGGTGATCTGGCTCTACGTGACGCCGCCGGCCAGCTGGTCGCAGAAAAAGCAGCGGGCGGCGCTCGAAGGCGCGATTTTCCCGACGTCAAAGCCGGACGTCGACAACGTGGTGAAGGGCATCTTCGACGCCTGCAACGACATCGTGTGGCGGGACGACAAGCAGGCTTGCGACGTGACCGTCAGGAAGCGCTACGCCACCACCGCCCGGGCCACCGTGCAGGTCAAGGAGCTGGCCCAGGCATGAGCACACCGCAACCACCACGCTGCACATTGTCCCGCCTCGTCGCGGAGCCGATGAACAAGGACGCCGTCAAGCGCGACGGCTGGCAGAAGCATCAGATTTTGGTCGTGGCCTTGGACGATGATCGTCTGGGGATGATCGACCGTGAGTTTGTTCGACAAATAGGGGAGAGACTGTATGGGTCAAAGCGCCACCGCTGAAGTGTTTGCACCGCTGTTCGAAAGCGCGCATGGTGCCTTGGTGTTCGCGTTCAACTTCTCGGGCCAGTGCTACGACCGCCCGATGATGAATCGGCTGGCGTCGCCTGCCGTTGGAAGCGGCAAGGGCCTGGTCGGTCTCGACGGCGCTGCACAGGCCGGCATGATCCGTGCCGAAGTTCAGACGCTGGGGAAGCTGGCCGAGGCAATCATCATCGCCCGGATCGCGCCGCGCTCGGTGCCGTGCCACTGCCGCTCCGCGTGCTGCGCCGGGCATAGGCCGAACAAGGAATGGACGGACGCGATCTCCGTTCTCGCCGACTACGTCCGTACCACCGCGCTCGCCGGCTGCACCTCGAACGGCATGCTGCGCCGCGAGTACGTCGTGCGCTACTTCACCCGCAAGGACGAGCGCATCAGCCTGGAGGCGCTGGCCGAGAAACACGACATTCACAGGGACACGGTCAGCGCCCACGCGGCGAAGATCGCCCTGCTGCTCGGAGGTGCCCATCCGAAGAAGGGCAAGCCGGGTGTCCCGGGCCTCGAATCCGCCGCCATGGACGCGATCGAGGACCGGTTGCGCGACATCGGGATGGTCGGCCCATGAAAAGCCATACGGGGCCATAAAGTTCATTGACTCCGCAAATCATGCGGAATATAGTGCCGATTCAGATAAGTACCCGAATTGCCACCAAAACCCGCCCAGCGAAAGCACGGCGGGTTTTTTGTTGCTCCACTTGTCTCCTCACATCCTTGAGTGGTGCGTTCGGCCAGCCACGGTCACAAGCCGGCGGCGGGCCTTCTTCTTTGGCCTCTTGTCATGCGGAAACTGACCCCGAAACAGCAGCGGTTCGTCGAGGAATACCTCGTCGATCTGAATGCGACTCAGGCGGCCATCCGTGCGGGGTACAGCAAGAAGACGGCCGCATCAATCGGCGAAGAGAACCTGAGAAAACCTGAGATTCAGGCGGCCATTCAGGCAGCCATGAAAGCCAGGCAAGAGCGAACCGAAATCACGCAAGACCGGGTGCTTGCCGAGCTGGCAAAGATCGCATTCGGCGATCAACGGGCGGTCATGGAGTGGGGGCCGAGCGGCGTCAAGTTGCGTGACTCGAAAGATTTGACTGATGACCAGGCTGCGATAGTCGCCGAAGTTTCTGAATCTGTGACGGCAGCTGGCGGCACGCTGAAGCTGAAGACCCATGACAAGGTCGGCGCTCTCAAACTTCTTGGCGAGCACCTTGGCATGTTCAAGCAACGGGTCGAGCTGACAGGCAAGGACGGCGGGCCGATTCAATCCCAGGACGCGCCTCCTGACCTGTCGAGCCTAACCGATGAAGAACTTGAACAGCTTGCGCGCATCGTTGCCAAAGCCGGGGGAAATTCGGCAGGAGCAGCTTAGACGCGAGAAGCAGCGCTGCGAGGCGGACCACTTACATTTCACCAAGGCGTTTTTCCGACACCGGCAAGGGATCGACTTCCGCGTCAATTGGCACCATCGCCTGATCAGCGACACGGTGCAGCGCGTCATCGACGGCGAGCTGAAAAACGTCGTCATCAACGTCCCGCCGGGATCGTCGAAGACCGAGGTCGTGGCGATCAACCTGATCGCCCGGGGCCTTGCGATCAACCCGCGGGCGCGCTTCCTGCACATCAGCTACTCGGACGACCTGGCGCTGCTCAACAGCGAGACGGCCCGCGAGATCGTCCAGTCCGAGGAGTTTCAGGAGCTGTGGCCGCTGGCCATCGCCGACGACGCCAAGTCGAAAAAGCGGTGGAACGTCATCCACGACGGCAAGAAGGCCGGCGGCGTCTATGCCGTCTCGCTCGGCGGCCAGATCACCGGCTTCCGTGCCGGCCACATGGCCGAGGGCTGGCAGGGCGCGATCATCATCGACGACCCGCTGAAGGTCGAGGACGCCTACAGCAAAACGGCCCGCGCCAAGGCGAACCGCAAGCTGATCTCGACGGTGAAGAGCCGGAAGGCCAACCCGGACACGCCGATCATCGTGATCATGCAGCGCCTGGCCGAGGAAGACCCGACCGGCTTCATCAAGGCCGGCAAGGTGCCCGGGGAGTGGGAGTTCATCAACATCCCGGCCCTGATCGACGACGAGTACGTCGAGGGCCTGCCCGAGCAGTACCGCGAGCTAATCGAGGAATCGGAGCGCGACGAGCAAGGCCGGTTCAGCTACTGGCCCTACAAGGAACCGCTGGCCGACCTGCTGGAGCTGGAGTCCAAGGACCGCTACGTCTTCTCCGGACAGTACCAGCAGCGCCCGTCCCCGCTTGGTGGCGACATCATCCAGGGCAAGTACTTCGGGCGCTATAAGGTCGTGCCGCCGCTGCGCTTCCGCAAGGTGATCGCCGACACGGCCCAGAAGACGGCCGAGCGCAACGACTACAGCGTGTTCGAGTGCTGGGGCCTCGGCGAGGACGGCCGCATCTACCTGCTGGACCTGATCCGCGGGAAGTGGCCGGCGCCCGAACTGAAGCGCCGCGCCATCGCCTTCTGGACCAAGCACAAGGAGGCCGGCGACTTCGAGGCGCCGCTCCGGCAGTTGCTGATCGAGGACAAGTCGAGCGGCACCGGCCTGATCCAGGACATTCAGGCCGACGGCGGCATCCCGGTGAAGGGCATCGAGCGCGTCGCCGACAAGCTGACCCGCGTCATGGACGTTGTCAGCTACATCGAGTCGGGGCTGGTGTTCATCCCCGAGGCCGCGCCCTGGGTGAGCGACTTTGTCGCCGAGTGCGAGGCCTTCACGGCCGATGACACGCACGCCCACGACGACCAGATCGACCCGATGGTCGATGCTATCAACGACATGCTGGCCAAGAAGCGCAGCATCTACGACAACCTGTGAGAGACCACATGGCCAAGAAACGCGAAGTCAAGACGGCCGATGCCGCCCTGGCCATGACCCGCCAGCCGGTCGGCGACGGCCTGGAAAACGTCGTCGCCGGCCTCGGCACGGACCGGGACAAGCGCTCCTACTCCGTCTGGGCCGATCCCCGCATCCTGACCCGTCAGGAGCTGGAGAACATGTACCGGGGCAGCTGGCTGGCGAAGAAGATCGTCAATGCCGTGGCCGACGACATGACCCGGGAGTGGCTGCACGTCACCTTCGACGGCGAGGAGATGGGCACCACCATCGAGCAGGCCGAGAAGCGCTTCGCGCTGAAGCGCAAGACCAACGAGGCCTTGAAGTGGTCCCGGCTCTACGGCGGCGCGGTGATCATCATCGGCACCCGCGACAGGAACCTGGCCAAGCCGCTGGACGTGAAGAACGTCCGCAAGGGCGACCTGCGCTATCTGCATGTCGTGGATCGCTGGCGCCTCTCGCCGGCCGGTTCGCTGAACCGGGATCTGGAAAGCCCGAACTTCGGCATGCCGGACAGCTACGTGCTGGCTGAATCGACCGTGCAGGTCCATCACACCCGGGTGCTGCGCTTCAACGGCGAGAAGCTGCCCTACTTTGCGTGGCTTCGGAACGCCATGTGGGACGACTCCGTCCTGCAGCACGTCATGGACAGCCTGATGAACTGCGACACCACGACGCAGGCCATCGCCACGATGATGTTCGAGTCGAACGTCGATGTGGTGAAGTCCGAGGGCTTGGCCGACGTGCTGGCACAGAAAGACGGCGAGGCGAAGCTGACCAAGCGCTTCCAGGTGGCGGCGCTGCTCAAGAGCTTCAACCGCATGTTGCTGCTCGACGGCACCGAGAGCTACGAGAAGAAGCAGAACAGCTTCGCCAACCTCGACAAGGTCATCCAGCAGTTCATGATTGACGTGTCTGGCGCGGCCGACATCCCCATGACGCGCCTGTTCGGCACGTCCGCCACCGGCATGAACGCCACCGGCGACAACGACGTCCGCAACTACTACGACATGGTGTCGGCGAAGCAGGAGGCCGAGCTGCGCCCGCAGCTGGAGTACCTGTACGAGGTGCTGGTGCGCTCCGAGCTGGGCCACATGCCCGAGGATTTCCGCTTCGACTTCAACCCGCTCTGGCAGCTCTCCGAGACCGAGCAGGCGACCGTCGAGAAGACCCGCGCCGAACGCGACCAGGTCTATCTCAACGCCGGCGTGGTCACCGAGGCGCTGGTGGCCCGGGAGCTGAAGGAGCGCGGAACCTACCGCAACATGACCGACAATGACATCGAGCTGGTCGAGGAGCTTTCCAAGCCGATGGACGAGAACGGCCAGGTCGGCAAGCCCCCGGGCGCCAAACCGCCGGAGGGCGGCGAAGGCGGCGACGATGACGAACAGGTCGCCGGCGTGGCCCAGGGCGGCAAGACGGCGCCGGCCACATCAGGGGGCGAGTAATGGCCATCATCGAGCTGCGTCATGTGGTGCGCGCCATGCCTCACGGCGCCCGCCTGCGGAAGCGGCGCGGCCGGCTGCTCAAGCCGGTCAAGCCATCCCACAAGGTGGAGCTCTGGTACAAGCAGCAGCTGCTCGCCGTCGTGGCCCATCTCCGCAAGATCGCCCGGGAGGAACTGCTGCCCGAGCTGAAGCGGATGGAGCCGCTCTACGCCGCCGGCGACGGCATCACGCGAGACGCCAAGGTGCCGCGCCGACCGCTGGAAAGCACCTTTCAGCGCATGGGCCAGCGGATCGGCGGCATCGAGCAGACGGCCAACCGGCTCGCCGCCCTGGCAGTGCAGCGCAGCGCCGACACGGTCGATGACCGCCTGAAGGCCGCTATCAAGTCCTCGGTGGGCGTCGATATTTCGCCCGTCCTGACGCAGTCCGGGCCGATCCTCGACGCGCTGCGGGCGGCGACGAAGGACAACATCGACCTGATCAAGTCGATCCCGGAGCAGTACTTCGAGAAGCTGGGCGACGCCGTCGGCAAGAACATGGAGCGCGGCATGCGCTTCGAGGACCTGGCCAAGGAGATCGAGCGCATCGGCGACGTGACCGAGAGCCGCGCCAAGCTGATCGCCCGGGACCAGACCAGCAAGATGAACGGAGCCTTCAATCAGGCCCGCCAGACCTCGCTGGGCATCGACAAGTACCAGTGGCAGACCTCCGGCGACGAGCGCGTCCGCCCTGAACATGATGCCAATGACGGCGAGATTTTCAGGTGGGACAGCCCTCCAGCAACAGGACACCCTGGGCACGACGTGAATTGCCGATGCGTGGCAATCCCGTACTTCGACCTGGACAAAGAAGAGGAGCTTCTGGGGCTATGACCAAGAAGACGATTCAGGCCCGCGACTTCATGTCGCTGACCAGCCGGCAGATGACGGCCGAGGGCTACATGGTGGCGCCCGGCAATCTGGCGCGCACCGGCGTACAAGACTACCGGGCCTACGAACTCGGCCTCGACGCCGACGGCATGGACCCGATGAAGGTCATCCGTCTGCACCGGCCGCCCGAGGAGGTTTTCGACACGGCCAGCATGGCCAGCTTCGAAAGCAAGCCGATCACGATCGAGCACCCGCCCGTCGCGGTGACCGCCGACAACTGGACGGAACTCGCCAAGGGCGAAGTGCGCGACGTGGCCCGATCCGGCGACCTCATGACGGGGACGCTGCTGATCAAGGCGAAGGACGCCATCGAGGCGCTGCAGTCCGGCAAGGCGCAGCTCTCGAACGGCTACACCTTCGAACTCGACATGACGCCCGGGACGACGGCCGACGGCCGCGCCTACGACGGCGTCCAACGAAACATCCGCGGCAACCATGTAGCACTGGTGGATGCCGCGAGGTGTGGTTCGGCTTGCCGAATCGCTGATTCTCAACCCAAATTGGAAGGAAATACGATGCCCGACGCAAAGCGCAAAGTCACCGTTGACGGCATCCCGCTGGAGGTGGAAGACACCGCGGCGGGCGTCATCGACACCCTGATCAAGCAACGCGACGAAGCACGCGATGCTCTGACTCCCCTGAAAACCAAGGCAGCCGAGGCCGACGGCCTGAAGGCTGCGCTCGACAAGGCGCACGCAGACATCGAAGCCCTGAAGAAGGACGTCATCACCCCCGAAGCCCGGGATGCGATGGTCGCCGAGTGGGCCAAGCTGATCGGCGACGCCAAGCGGCTCGTCCCCGAGCTGACCACCGACGGCAAGACCTGCCTCGCCATTCGCCGCGAGGTGATCGGCGCGCTGGTCGGCAAGGACGCCACCGCCAAGGCCGTGGCCGATGCGGTCATGGCCGGCAAGGCGCTCGACAGCGCCGAGCCCGAGGTCATCCGCGCCACCTTCAACGCCCTGGCCGCCGCGGTGAAAACCGAGGCCAACGACGCAGAAGTCAGCGCCAACGACGCCGCCGTCGCCGATGCCCTGACCGGCGCCGGCAAGGCGAACGATTCCAAGACTGAACTGACGGGCCGCGAGAAGTTCCTGGCCCGCCAGTCCCAGGCCTGGCAGCAGTAACCGAGTCCATCCACCAACCTGAAGGAGATTGGCAATGTCCAAACCCGACCTGAGCACCTATGGCGGTCGCCTCCGTGACCTCGGTTACGCCGGCCAGATCGTCGATACCAACCCCGTCACGATTGCGACCCTGATCAACGATCAGGCCACCGCCATCGACTTCGGCGTCGCCGTTGCGCGTTCCGCCGCCAACGACACCTGCAAGGCACCGACCGCGGACGGCGACAAGATCGTCGGCATTTCCGTGCGCCACGCGATTCGCCCGGCCGACGCCAGCAACAACGTCAACTACGCCCAGAAGGATGCCGTTCCCGTCCTGCGCGATGGCTTCGTCTATGCCGTCGCCTACGAGAACGCAGCCCGCGGCGATGGCGTGATCTCCGTCACCGCCCAGAACGGCAAGCTCGGTTCCACGACCGGCGGCGCCGCTGGCGCAGGCCGCGTTGCGGTTCCCGGCGCCACCTGGGAGACCACGACCACCGCTGGCCAGATCGGCATCGTCCGCATCGCTGGCTAACCGGCACAACCGCTCAACGCATGAGGCCACCTCCGGGTGGCCTTTCTTTTTCCAGAAAGGGAAATCCATGCCTATCAAGAAAATCCAGCTGGGCGACGGCCGCGTGGTTGCGGTCGATGAAGCCCGTTACGCCGCGTTCGATGCGCTGCGCTCCCATCCCGGCCTCGCCGGCCTGATCGTCGGGGACGGCATCGCTGCCCGCGACGCCCAGGAAGCGCTGGCCTTCATCGTGTCGCAGCTCGCCTACACCGAATCGCAGGTGTTCGAGCGGCAATACACGCCGATGCAGTACGAGCAGCTGCTGCCCATCAGCTACGAGGCCGGCGAGTTCGCCGACTCGATCCGCTACGAGATTTACGACTACGCGGGTCGTGGCAAGCGCACCTCCGGCAAGGGCCGCGACATCAACCTGGTCGATGTGGCCTACGCCGACAAGTCGTTCCCGGTTCTGAACGGCGACATCGGCTACGACTACACCACCGAGGAGCTGCGCCGCACCGCCTTCCTGCGCCGCCCCATCAGCGAGCGCAAGCTGGCCGCTGCCATCGACGGCTACCGCCGCCACATGAACGACGTCGGTCTGTTCGGCGAGTCCTCGTCCGGCATCACCGGCCTGTTCAACAACGCCAACGTGCCGCAGGGCAATGCCCCGGTCGGTGCCTGGCAGACCGGGCCGAAGACGCCGGCGCAGATCCTCTCGGACATCAACACCATCATCCTGAACGTCTGGACCAACACGGCCTACAACGACCAGGTGACGGACATCGTGATGGCCCCGGGCGCCTACGCCTACATCGCCAGCACCCCCCGCTCCGACAACAGCGACAAGACCATCCTGCAGTACATCAAGGAGAACAACGTCGCCAAGGTCGAGCGCGGCCAGGAAATCCGCTTCCAGCCCGGCTTCGGTCTGGACACCGCGGGCGCCGGCAGCACCCGCCGGATGATGGCCTACGTGAAGTCCGACACCCGGCTGGTGATGCACGTCCCGCTGGCGCTGCGCTTCCTGGCGCCGCAGCTGGTCGGCCTGTCCGTGCAGGTGCCGGGCGAGTACAAGTACTCGGGCGTGGAGTTCCGCTACCCGAAGTCCGCGTACTACATGGACGGCATCTAAGCCGGCCGGAACCAACCACAGCGGGCGGCCCTTCGGGGTCGCCCGTTTCCACTTCAGGAGCAAGGAAACATGGCAAAGATCACCCTCGAAAACACCCGCGAGCACGACATCACCATCAACGCCACCGGCGACGACGGCGTCGTGCAAGTCACCGTCCCCGGCGCCCGCCAAGACCCGGCCGACAAGAACAAGCAGGTCCATGGCCGCGCCGAGGCCGACGACGCCTTCGTCACGGCCGCGAAGAAGAACCCGGTCGTTTCGCACTATTTCGACGAAGGCTGGCTGCGCATCTCCAAGCAACCGGCCAAGGAGCCGGCGAAGCAGGAACCGAAGCAACCGGCCAAGGAGTAACCGGCCATGACCCCGTCCGAGTTCAAGACTCAATTCCCGGAGTTCGCGGCCGAGACCGACGAGCGCGTCCAGCTCTTCATCGACCGGGCGGCGCCGCACTTCGACGTCGAGCGCTGGGGCGATCTCTACCCGGACGGGGTCGCCTATCACGTCGCCCACGAGCTGGCGCTGGCCAACGCACAGACCGCCCAGGGCGGCGGCGTTCAGGCCATGACCAACGACAACCTGAGCAAGAAGGTCGGCGACGTGCAGGTCACCAAGGATGCCGGGCTGCTGGCCAAGCAGGCCGACAACCCGTTCTACCGGACCCTGTACGGCCAGAAGTACCTCTACCTGCGCCGTCAGGTCGGCATGGGGGCGCTGTCCGTATGAGCCGGCATGCCTCCGTGTCCGTGAAGGTGCTCAAGGACATCGACCCCAAAGCCCTCGACCGGCTGCGCCAGCGCCTCGTCGGCGACAACCGCGTGGTCAATGTCGGCGTACCGGAAGGGAAGCGCGAGGAAGACGGCACACCGGTGGCGATGATCGCCGCCGTCCATGAGTTCGGCTCGCCGTCGCAGGGCATCCCCGAGCGGCCGTTCCTGCGGGTGGCCGTCCAGCGAAACCGGCAGAAGTACGTCCGGCTGAACCGGATCAACCTCGTGAAGATGCTGCGCGGGCAGGCGACCATCGAGCAGGCCCTCGGTCAGCTCGGCGAAATGGCCAAGGGCGACGTCCAGACCGAAATCCGGAGCGGTGTTTTCACGCCGCTGAAGGAGGCCACGAAAAAGCGCAAGGGCAGCTCACGGCCACTGATCGACACCGGCCAGATGGTGCAGAGCATCGCCTGGGAGCTGGGAGACAAGAACCATGATTAACGTCGCCGAACTGATGCGCGACCCGGACATCGCGCAGCCCTTCCAGGTCGAGCGCTCCGGCGGCGCCTTCGACGAGGGCGAGTGGGTGCCGACCGCGCCCACCGTTATGAACCTCGTCGGGATCGTCCAGCCGGCCAAGCGCGAGGACATGCTGGCCATCCTCCCCGAAGGCGCCCGCCTCGGGAACATGATCGTCGTGTTCTGCGATCAGGAGCTGCGCATCGACAACGCCGAGGACCAGCGCAGCGACGTCGTCGTCTGGCACGGCCACCCCTACCGGGTCATGGCGGCGAAGCATTGGGCCGATCACGGCTACTGGCAGGTCTGGGCAGAGGGCTTCGTGCGATGACCGTCGATGACATCAACAAGCTGATCCGCAAGTTCATCCGCGAGACGCTTGCCCTGCCGGAAAACTCGGTCAGGAAAGCCAATCAGACGGCCCCGACCGGCAAGCAGTCCGAGCCATTCGCCACCGTGCTGATCACCCTGATCGACGCGACCGGCGAGGACGACCGGCGCCTCGACAACGAGGTCGCCCCGTCCCTGAACGTCGCCGAAACCATCATCGGCCAGCGCCGGCTGGTGGCCTCGATCCAGTTCTTCCGGGATGACGCCTACACCAAGGCCTGCCGGCTGAACGCCCTCCTTTCGATGTCCAGCTCGGTCGACAAGCTGCAGGCCATTGGCCTCGGGCTTGTCCGGGCATCCCCTGCGCGCAACCTGACCGCCGTCATCGACAGCGCCTGGGAAGAACGAGCGCAGATCGACCTTGAGTTTCACCTGGTGGCGAAGGAAGTCCAGAGCATCCCGACCTACGGGACGTTCCCGATCTCCGTCACCGCCGAATCTTCAACCACTTCTAGCGAGGTAACAGCACCATGACCATCCCCGTCTCCAAGGTAGTCAAGGTCAGCATCCTGTCGAGCCCGACTTTCCCGAAGCGCAAGGGGTTCGGTCTGCTGCTGATCGTCGGCAAGAGCGCCCGTCTCCCGGTGGGCAACCGCATCCGCTTCTATTCCGACATGGACGCGGTCGCCGCCGATTTCGACTCCACCGACGAAGAGTACAAGGCCGCGCAGGTCTTCTTCAGCCAGGCCCCGCGCCCGACCGAGCTGGCCATCGGCCGCCGCTTCGACGCGGCCGTTCCGGGCGAACTGCTCTGCTCGGTCAATTACGAGAAGACCATCGCCACCTGGCAGGCCATCAACAACGGCGCCTTCAAGATCAACATCGACGGCGGCGCGGTCGAGGAAGTCTCCGGCATCGACCTGTCCGGCGCGGCCAACCTGAACGCCGTGGCTGCGGCGATCCAGACCCGCCTGCAGCTGGTGTCCGCAAACGCCACCTGCACCTTCGACGGCACCCGCTTCATCATCCGCTCCGGCACCACCGGCGCCGCCTCGACGGTCGATTACACGACCGCCCCCGCGGCCGGCACCGACATCGGGCCGCTGCTCGGCTCCCGCGCCGAAGACCTGGGCATCAAGACCGCCGGTGCCGCCGCCGAGAGCATCGCCGAGTCGCTGGACGCGCTCCAGAACATCGACCCGTCCTGGTACGGCGTCACCTTCACCAAGGAGCTGACCACCCAGAGCCTGAAGGATGCCGCGGCGTGGGCTGAAGCCCGCGTCAAGATGTTCGGCTTCACAACCGCCGACAGCAACGTGCTGGACCAGGCCGCCGTCGATGACATCGCCTCGTACATGAAGAGCAACCTGTACGACCGCACCGTCTATATCTGGGACAACAACGACCCGTACCAGATCGTCTCGGTCTTCGCCCGCGGCTTCACGGTTAATTTCAACGAGCAGAACTCGACGATCACCCTGAAGTTCAAGCTGCTGCCCGGCACCTCGCCGATCAACATCACCGAGTCGCAGCGCCTGGCCCTCGTGGCCAAGAACTGCAACTACTACACCTACTTCGGCGACAGCGCGATGCTGGCCGAGGGCGTGATGGCCAGCGGCAAGTTCTTCGACGAGCGGCACGGCCTCGACTGGCTGCAGAACGCGATCGAGACCAACGTCTTCGGCTACCTCTACACCCGGACCACCAAGGTGCCGCAGACCGACAAGGGCGTCGCCTCGCTGGTGCAGCAGGTCGAGAAGGCCTGCCGCGAGGGCGTCAATAACGGCCTGCTGGCCCCGGGCGTCTGGAACGGCATGGACCTCGGCGAGGTGAAGTCGGGCGATTTCCTGCCCAAGGGCTTCTACGTCTATGCCCAGCCGGTCGCCGAGCAGAACCAATCCGACCGGGAGGCCCGCAAGGCGCCGCCGATCCAGGTCATCGCCAAGGGTGCCGGCGCGATCCACTTCGCCGACATCACCGTCACCTTCGAGCGCTGATCCGCGCCTGACACAAGGAGAAAACAGACATGAAGGTCTATTCGTTTCAGAACACCGTGATGCTGGTGAATGGCGTCGAGATCACCGGGTGGGACGAGGGCGACGACGTCATCCAGATCGAACGCCTGTCCGATTCGGCCTCGCACAAGATCGGGGCCGCCGGCGACATGATGGTCAGCATCTCGGCCGACAAGTCCGGATCGTTCAAGTTCAAGCTGCAGCAGACGTCCAGCTCCAACAAGTACCTGATGAGCCTCTGCGCGCTTCAGGAAGGTGGCGCCAAGACGTTTGTCCCGGTGAATTGCCTGTTCCAGGACACCTACCGGCAGGACCTGGCCACCGGCACGGTCGGCTACATCAAGCGTCCGCCGGCGCTGGGCCGCGGCGCCAAGGCGAGCACCCAGGAATGGGAAATCATCACCGAGCGCCTCGACCTGCTGCTCGGCGATCCGGCGCTGGTGGGCGTGCTCACCGCTGCCGCCGGCATCCTCGGTTAATCGGGAGGGAGCATGGACAACACCAAGCAAATCGGCGAGCGCACCTACTCGTTCGGAACCATCCCCCCGGTCGAGGCCGTCCGCGTCGAGGTCTCGGTCGCCCGCGTCATCGGCGAGCCGCTGTTCAAGGCGTTCATGGACGCCAAGAAGACCGGCTCGACCGAGAAGGACGCCGAGCAGGCCGGCGCCACGGCCATCGGCCTGCTGCTCTCCAAGATGGACGCCGACGAGCTGCTGGCCACCATGGAGACGGTCTTCAAGTACGTCACCTGCGACGGCAAGCGGGTGGAGATCAACGCCACCTTCGCCGGCCGCAACAAGGAGCTGTGGCAGGTGTTCATCGCGGCACTGCGCTTCAACTTCTCGGATTTTTTACCCGCCGGCCTCTTCGCTTCAGTCCAAAGCGCGGTGACGAAGTAGAAGTCATCGAGTCCGCCAACATCAACTGGTACGTGATGCGTCCCGTCATGAGGGACCCGCCGCTCTGCACGCTGCGGGAACTGAAGGACGGGACGTACAGCATCAACGACCTGGCGGACTTCCATGAGGCGATGGACGAAGAGGCCGAATACAACCGGCGGTTCGAAGCGCTCAGGAAAAGGAAGTAGGCATGGCGGCAAACATCATCGAGAGCTTCTTCGTATCGCTCGGCTTCGAGATCAACACCGAGAAGCTGGACGAGTTCGAGCAGAAGCTCCAGGGTGCCCAGAGCACAGTCATGGCCATCGGCGGTATCGCCGCGGCGGCGGCCGGCGCCATCGGGCTGTTCGTCGGCAAGGTGGCGGAAGGCATCGACGAGCTGGGCGACTTCGCCGAGCTGGAGCAGGTGTCCGTCGAGGCCCTGCAGGAGATCGGCTATGCGGCCCAGCTCAACGGGTCGAGCCTGGAGGCTCTGAAGGGGTCCGTCTCCGGCGTCAATAAGACCGTCGGCGAGGCGGCGCTCGGCATCGGCCGCGGCGCCCAGACCTTCGAGAAGCTGGGCATGTCCGCGAAGAACGCGGACGGCTCGATCAAGTCCTTCGACCAAGTGCTGGAGGAGGTCGCCGGCAAGATGGAGGGCCTTTCCCGGCAGGAGCAGATCGCCCTGGCTGAGAAGCTCGGCATCGACCGCTCGCTGATCCCGCTGCTGGCGAAGGGCCGCGGCGAACTGGAGGCGCTGCGCAAGGAAGCGCAGGCCTTCGGCGTTGCCACCGAGGAGGACGCCCAGAAGGCCGGCGAGCTGATGGACAGCCTCGACCGCACCCGCTTCATGCTGGGCGCGCTGGGCAAGTACATCGCCGTCGGCTTCATGCCGCAGGTAACCGCCGTCCTCGACGGTTTCCGCTCGTGGGTGGTGGCCCATCAGGACATCATCAAGTCGGGCATCGGCAACGCGCTCAAGGTGGTGACGGCGATCATCGGCACCATGTGGGACTGGACCGTCCGCCTCGCCGACGGTTTCGTCTCCCTTGTGAAGTGGCTGTTCGACTTCAAGGTCGTGGTCTATGCCGCCGCCGCGGCTGCCGCGCTGTTCGCGTCGGTGCAGGTCTTCGCCTTCGTGAAGAACCTGATCGGCGCCGTGCGCGCCCTGACCGGGGCGTTCGCCGCGTTCAATGCCACGGCGCTGCTGATCCCGGCCATCATCGGCGCGATCATCATCGCGCTGGGCCTGCTGATCGACGACTACGTCAATTGGAAGGAAGGCAACGAGTCGGTCATTGGCGACCTGATCGAGCAGTTCCCCTGGCTGCTCGACATCATCCAGACCATCGAGCAGGCCGTCGGCTCACTGATCGACTTCTGGCTCGCGCAGTGGGACACCCTCAAGGGGCCGCTGGGCGATCTGGGCGGCGCGCTGTGGCGGCTGGTCAGCGTCCTTGCCGACCTGCTGTGGCCGGTCGTGAAGATGATCTTCACCGGCTGGGGCTACATCATGGCCGCGGTGATCCCCATCGTGGCCTCGCTGGTCGGCTGGATCGCGGAAGCGCTGGTCGGCGCCATCGCCACGGTCATCGAGGTCGGCGCGTGGCTGGCCAATGTCTTCACGGTCGTCTTCACCGGCATCCAGGAAGGCATCAGCTTCGTGGTCGGCCTGTTCGACGCTGCCCGGGAAAAGGTCGTCGGCTTCATCGACATGGTCGCCGGCGCCATCGGCAAGGTCGGGCAGCTGCTCGGCCTCACCGACGACGCGAGCAAGGTGAAGGTGGCGGTCAGCGGTGGCGGCGGGGCTGCGCAGGCCTCGGCCAACAACTCGCTGAACGCGACCGGCGGGGTCATCGGAACCGCCGGCAGCAACACCACCAACAGCTCGACCGTGACCCAGACGACCCAGATCACCGGCACGACCATCCAGATCAACAGCCCGGACCCGGCCAAGGCCGGCGAAGCCGTTCGCCAAGAGCTGGAGCGCATGAACAAGCAGGCCGTGCGTAACGGCCAGACTGCGGTGGCGCTATGAGCGAAGCATTGAATCAACAACAGGTGGCCATCATCCGCTCCATGGGCGGCCTCGTGTTCGACGCGGTATTCGAAGAGACACACGAGGCCGATCTGGAGGTCACCGACAACCCGGTGGAGACGGGCGTCGTCGTCAGCGACCACGCCTTCATGAAGCCGCTGCGGGTGAAGATTTCCGCGGGCGTTTCCGACACCCCGCTGGCGGCCGTCACCGACGACCCGTTCGCATCGGATGCCGGCCGCTCCCGGCGCGCCTTCGAGCTGCTGACCGAGCTGCAGAGGCGGGCCGAGCCGTTTGATCTGCAAACTGGCCTCAAGCTGTACGAGAACATGGTCTGCACGTCGATCCGGACGAGCCAGGACAAGGACTCGTCCGGGGCGCTGCTTTTCACCGCCGAGCTGCGCGAGGTGATCATCGTTTATACGCAGGTGGTGACCTACCCGCCGCGCAAGCCCGGGGCCACCAAGCGGCAGGCCGGCCCGAAGAAGGACAAGGGCGAGCAGCAGGGCAAGGAGGTGACGAATTCAGCAGAAAAGAAGTCGCTCATCAAGAAGGGGGCTGACGCCCTGTGGGGTAAAAAATGATCCTGCTTCTTCCATTCACGACCGACAGCGCCCAGAGATTCACCACACAGCTGGGCGATGCGAAATACACCTTCGAGGCCAAGTACAACGACCGCTCCGGCGTCTGGACCGTCGATCTGTACGACGCCGCCACTCAGGCGCTGGTCGTCGCCTCTCTGCCGCTGGTGATCGGGCAGGACCTGCTGGAGCCCTACAACTTCGGCATCGGCCGAATTTTCTGCTTCGACACGTCGAATCAGGGAATCGACGCCGGCCCCGACGACCTCGGCGAGCGGGTCAAGGTTTATTGGTTCAGCCCTGACGAGGTGACGGCATGAGCGATTCCGTCCGCCAGTGGAAGCGCAAGGTTCAAGTGGTCATCGGCAAGGCCGGCAGCGGCCTGATGATCGAGAACCTGCGGGTGCAGTTCGAGGTCGCCAAGACCATCGAGGCGGCCCCGAACATCGCCGTCATCCGGATCTTCAACCTGCACCCGGACAACGAGGCGAAGATCAAGAACGAGTTCGACGAGGTGCTGCTGAACGCCGGCTACGAGGGCGCCATGCGTCTGGTGTTCCGGGGGAACATCAAGCACGTCTATCGCTACCGGGAGAAGAACGACTACATCACCGAGATCGAGGCCGGCGACGGCGACAAGGACTTCGCCAAGGCCGTGATGAACGAGACGCTGGCCGCAGGCACGACCACCGCCCAGCTCGTTGATCGCGCCGTCGGCTCCTTCAAGGGCGTGGGCGGCACCGGCAAGGGGCACGTCCAGGTCAATGACCGGGCGCGCCTGCGCGGCAAGGTGATCAGCGGCAACACCCGGGACGTGCTCAACGACGTGGCCCGCGAGTCGGGCGCGAACTGGTCGATTCAGGATGGCCAGCTGGTCATCGTCAGCACCAACGACGTGCTGCCCGGGCAGGCGATTGTCATCCGGGCCGATACCGGCATGCTCGGGGCGCCCGAGATCAACGACAAGGGCATCGCCGTGAAGTGCCTCCTGAACCCGCAGCTGCGGGTAAATGGCGCGATCAAGCTCGACAACAACGGCATCAAGGCGAAGCGCCAGCAGGCCCAGGCGCTGGCCACCAAGCGCGAGAAGCAGGAAACCAACGCGCCCCTGGGCCGGGAGAACGAGGCGCTGGTCCGCCTCGACCCCGACGGCATCTACAAGGTGCTGAAGCTCACCCACAAGGGTGACAACCGGGGGCAGGAGTGGGTCACCGAGATCGAATGCATCGGCCTCGACCAGCCGATCCCGGCAACGAGGTAAGCACATGGCAGACGGAAAACAGATCGGCAAGGTCCAGCGCGACCAGCAGCTGACGGCCACCCAGGAAGAGGCCCACGCCGCGCAGATCGAGGGGCGGCTGAAGGACCTGCACACCTGCCTGCCCGGCATCATCGCCAGCTTCGACCCGGACACTCAGACCGCCTCGGTGCAGCCCGCCATCAAGCGCATATTCACCGAGAAGGGGGCGGTAAATCTGCCGCTGTGCGTCGATGTCCCGGTGCAGTTCCCGGGTGGTGGCGACTTCTTCCTGACCTTCCCGGTCAAGCCCGGCGACGAGTGCATGCTGCACTTCAGCGAGCGCTGCATCGACTTCTGGCACGCGAATGGCGGCGTCCAACTCCCCGGCGAGTACCGGCTGCACGACCTGTCCGACGCGATGGCGACGGTCGGGATCAACAGCCAGCCCCGGAAAATCCCGGTGTTCAACGCCACCGACACCGAGCTGCGCAGCCGCGCCGGCGACATCCGCATCACGGTTAAGCCCAGCGGCACGATCGAGGCCGTCAATCCCGAGGGCAGCCATGTGCTTGGGGCCGACGGCTCCATGACCATCAACGCGCCGGCCGGGACCACGATCAACTCGCCGCAGATCGTCCTGAACGGCAACGTGACCTACATCGGCAACATGACCGGCCAGGCCGGAAACGGCGGCACCGGCAACGCCTCGACCCCCGGGACCATCACGGCAGAGACGGACGTCATCGGCGGCGGCAAGTCGCTCAAAACGCACGTGCATTCCGGCGTCCAGCCCGGAGGCGGCAACACCGGCCAACCGGTTTAAGGAGACCCCATGCTGGTAAGACGACTCGACCCCGGCCACGACATGACCTTCGGCCAGGGGCTGGCGAACTACGCCCGCGACGACGAGGCCACCGCCCAGGCGGTAAAGACGCGCCTGCTGCTGCTCTTCAGCGAGTGGTTCCTCGACACCGACGCCGGCGTGCCGCATCTGCAGAAGGTCATGATCAAGCCGTCGAACCTGCCGCTGGCGGAATCGCTGATCAAGCGAACCATCCTCCAGACCGAGGGGGTCGCCGAACTGCGCTCCTTCGGCATGACCTTCGACCGTGAAACCCGCCGGCTAACCATCCAGGCGACCGTGGCCAACACCTACGGCACCGTGGCCAACATCAAGGTGTCCCAATGACGCAACTCACCTCTCAGGGCTTTACCCGCACCCGCCTGGACGAGCGCCTGACGGCGCTGCAGGAGGCCATGCGGGCGATCTTCGGGCCGACCCTCAATCTCGACCCGGACACGATGGACGGGCAGGCGCTCGGCATCTACGCCGAGTCGATCAGCAACCTCGATCAGCTCGCCGAGGACGTCTATCACTCGTTCAACCCGCAATCGGCCACCGGCGTGGCCCTGAGCCGGCTGGTGCAGCTCAACGGCATCCGCCGCATCGAGGGCACCTACAGCACGGTGACGCTGCGCTGCATCGGGTCGCAGGGCACGGTCATCCCGGCCGGCAGCCTCGTGAAGAGCACGGCGACCAACGCCACGTTCGAGACCACCAAGGAGGCGATCATCCCCGCCAGTGGCGAGATCGACATCGCGGCCCGCTCCGCGGTCAAGGGTGCCGTCCTAGCGCCGGCTGGCACGCTGACCAAGATCGACACCCCGATCTTCGGCTGGCAGACGGTGACCAATCTGCTGGATGCGGCGCCGGGGCGTAATGAGGAAACCGACGAGCAGCTGCGCCTGCGCCGGCGTGCCTCGACCTCCACCGCCGGGCAGTCCATCGTCGATGCGATGTACGGGGCACTGACCAACATCCCGGAGGTTCGACAGGCCAAGGTCTATGAGAACGACCAGAACGTCATCGACGCCAACGGGCTGCCGCCGCACTCGATCTACTGCATCGTGGAGGGCGGCGCCGATGCCGACATCCTCGACACCATCTGGCTGAAGAAGACCGCCGGCACGACCACCCACGGCACGACCGCCGGCCAGGTCACGGACAGCATGGACAACCCCCACACGCTGAACTTCAGCCGGCCGACCGACGTGAATGTCTGGGTGACGGTGAATCTGCACACCCGGCCTGGCTGGCCGACCGATGGCGCGCAGCGCATCACCAACGCACTGACCGCATGGGCCGTGACCAATCAGTCCATCGGCGAAGAGGTCATCCACTCCCGCCTGTTCGATCCGGTCAATACCGTACCCGGGCACTCGATCGACAGCCTATACATCGGCACGGCCGCCAATCCGGCCGGCACCGCGAACATCGCCGTGCCGTTCGACGGGTTGGCCCGCTTCGATTCGACCCGCATCGTGGTGAATGTCCTATGAGCTCGACCGTCCTTGACCATCAGGCGCTCGGGCGCGGCCGGATCGCAACGCAATACACGGAGAGCCAGCGGTTTCTGGCCTACGTCCGGGCGTTGCTCGAATCCTCGGCCGAGCTGGAGGCGGTCCTGCAGAAGGTCGCCGAGCAGACCGACATCGACCTGGCCGCCGGGGTCAATCTGGACGTGATCGGGGAGATCGTCGGCGTCAGCCGGATCATCCCCGATTCCATCGCGGTGAAGTTCTTCGGCTTCGAGGGGCAGCCCGGCGGCGACGTGTTCGGCGAGGAAGGCGCGCTCGGCATCGGCTCCCGCTTCCGCGAGGAGACCGAACCGGAGACGGCCACCAGCGTGCTGGCGGACCCGGAATACCGGCTGCTGATCCGCGCCAAGATCGTGAAAAACCACGCAAAAGGCACGAACGAGGACATCCTCCAGGGGCTGGCCTACCTGTTCAACGCGCCGCTGACCGTCATCGAGGACAACGGCGGCATGGCCATCGGCGTGGCCATCGGGCGCCAGCTGACCTTTCAGGAGAAGGCGCTGGTGCTCAATCTCGACATCCTCCCGCGCCCCGCGGGAGTTCGCATCAAGTGGCAATCGACATTCGATTCCGCTCGCTATTTCGGGTTCGACGGGCAGCCTGGCGCCCTGTCGTTTGGTGAAGAAGGGCAGCCGAACATCGGCGGCCTGCTTGCAGAGGAGTTCTAAAACATGGCACTGACGAAACCGCCGGTCCTTCCGGCATGGGCTGAAGCCGGCGACAAGGTACAACCGAGCAACGCCGAGATTCAGGCCGGTTGGCCTCTCTCCAACGTGCCGCCGGCGCGCCAGCGCTGGAACTGGATTTTGAACTTCCTGGCCAACGGCGTGCGCTACTTGACCCGCCGCGGGCTGCCCGACTACGGCGCCGACGAGACTTACATGATCGGAGACCGTGTCGTCGGGGACGACGGCAAGTCCTACCGGAGCATCCAAGACAACAATACCGGCAACACGCCGAGCACATCCCCGCTGTGGTGGGAGCGCTGGGGATTCTCGAAGTCTGAGCTGGCCGCCGAGCTGAACAACCACGACTACAAGGATTCCTGCCGAGTGGCAACAACTGCCAACCTCGGCGCGCTGTCCGGGTTGCTGACCATCGACGGTGTTGTGCTCATTGCCGGCGACCGAGTGCTGGTCAAAGACCAAGGCGCTGGCAGCCAGAATGGCATTTACGTCGCTGCGGCTGGCGCGTGGTCGCGTGCCGCCGACTTCGACGAGAACTCGGAGGTAACCTCTGGTGCGCTCGTTCCGGTCGCCGAGGGCACGGCCGGTGCGGATACTGTCTGGATGCTTACCACCGATGGAGTCATCACTGTTGGAGTCACGTCACTGGCGTTTGGCGCGGTCAATGGCAATGTCGGCACACCCGGCACCTATAACCAGGTAACCGTAGACGCCAAGGGGCGCGTCATCGCCGGCGTTGCGACCTCTGGCCTGCCTTCAGGTACTCCGTTGATGTGGCCAGTCCCGACCGCGCCGAGTTGGGCATTGGTGCGGGACGGTTCCGCCATCTCGCGGGCTTCCTATGCGTCGCTTTTTTCCGCCCTTTGTCCCACCCGCAATGGCACCACCGCGAACGGCAGCGCAGCTATCACTGGGCTGTCGAGCACGACCGACCTCTACGTTGGCATGCCTGTCGAGGGAACGGGTATTCCTGCTGGGGCCACCATCGCTTCCATCGCATCGGCGACGGCAATCACTATTTCCGCCAATGCCACGGCCAGCGGCACGGTGCCGATCCGTCTGTTTTATTACGGGTACGGAAGCGGCGGAAGTGCCGCCACCTTCGGCGTTCCGGATGACCGCGGCCTGTTTGAACGTGGCCTCGATAACGGCGCTCGCGGCTACGAGGCCACCGTTCTCAGCGGAACGACGACCAACGGCAGCGCGGCTATCACAGGCCTTTCAACGACCCGAGGCTTGTTCATCGGCATGGCCGTGTCCGGTACAGGAATTCCTGGCGGAGCGACGATAGCCAGCATTACCTCCGGCTCGGCCATTACTTTGTCTGCCAACGCCACGGCCAGCGGCACGGTGCAGATTACCTTCACTGGCGGCCAGATCGGAAACGAGCGGGCCGACGACTTCAAGAGCCACACCCACAGCGGTCCTACCCTTGTAGTCAATGGATCCGGCGTGTCCGGCTCTTACGGGTATCTGACGAACACCGGCAGCACGAACCCAACTGGCGGCGCCGAAACCCGACCGCGCTTCCGCAGCCTCCTCCCCATCATCGTCTATTGAGGTGCTACATGAGCCAACCGATCTACCACTACGACCCGGCTACCGGGATTTTCACCGGCGCCGACGTGGCCCGCGAGTCGCCTATGGAGCCCGGTGTATTCCTGGTCCCGGCAAATTCAACGACCAATGCTCCCCCGATTTGCGGAGAAAATGAACGCCCGGTTTTCCGCGACGGTGGATGGGTTGTCGAGGCAATCCCCCAGCCGGAGCAACCGCATCAGGCAACTCGGGAGGAGTCGCAGACTTTCTGTTGGGCAAAAATCAAGGCAATGCGCGACGCCGTAAAGGTCGGCGGGGTCAAAGTAGGCACCAAGTGGTATCACACCGACACCGATTCGCGCATCCAGCACCTCGGTCTGAAGGATCAAGCCCGCGACCTGTTGGCCGCCGGGCTACCCGACACCACCAGACTGCAGAAGCTCGGTCAGGACGTGCGCTGGAAGACGATGGATGGCTCCTTCATCTACCTAACGGTAAAGCATGCATTCGACATCGTCGATGCCGTCGGCGACCTCGACGCTCTCGCCTTCGCAGCCGCCGAGGCGCACCGGACGGCGATGGAGGCATCCGACGATCCTGTCGCTTACGATTTCTCAGCCGGCTGGCCGGTCACCTTCCCGGGGTAACGGCATGGGAATCATCAGCCTGTTGTTCAGCACTTCGGGCCACCCCATGAGCGCGGCCATCCGCCTGGGCACCTGGTCGGACTGGTCGCACGTGGCCATCATCGACGGCGACGAGGTGATCGAGGCCACGGCGCCGGCCGGCGTTCGCCGCTTCCCGGTGGTGCAGGCGATCAACCACGCCAAGCGCGGCGCCATCGTCGAGCTGCCGTGCCGTGATCCTCAAGCGGTGATCGCCGCGGCGGTCTCCCAGATCGGCAAGCCCTACGACTACACCGCCATCCTCGGTCTCGGCCTACGCCGCGACTGGCAGGAGGAGGATGCGTGGTTCTGCTCCGAGCTGGTGGCCTGGGCTTTCCAGCACGCCGGCGAGCCGCTGTTCCGTGCGGAATGCCTGCGCCGGGTGACACCGCAGCACCTGTGGATGCTGGCACCGGCACCGCCGCCCCCTGATCCCGCGCTTCTCGCCCCCATCGAAGGCCGCCTCGTGCGGCCTTCTTCTTTTTAGCCAGCCAACGAAGGGAGAAAAAAACAATGGCTGAACCGACCTCCAGCGCCGCAGCCTTGGCAGCCGCCACGGCAACCGGGCTGACCGTTTTCGGGGTGGCAACCGGCCTGCATCCCGCCATCCTGCTGGCCGGCCTCGCCGGCGGCCTCTGGGCGCTCTCCTATCAGGAGCCGGCGCCGGCATGGAAGCGCGTGGCCATCACGGTCATGGCTTCCGTCGTGGCCGGCTACTTGGCGCCCGCCGTCGCCGCCGGCGTGACCGCGCTCGATGCGTGGCCCCACGCCCTGACCCGCGACCTGGTGCAGCTGCCGATTGCCGTCCTGATCGGCCTGCTTTCCCACCGGGTGCTCGGCCCCGCGCTTCTGCGGATCGCCGCCCAGAAGGCCGAGGAGGTATCCAAATGACCGCCTTGCTTCTCCAGCTCGTGGTGCTGCTCGCCGCCGGCGTCATCGTCGTGCGCGCCGAGCCGGCGCTCAACCGCATGAGCCGCTGCACCCCCTTCATGATCCGCGCCTCGTTCCACCTGCTTACGCTGGGGGCCGCGGCCGAAATCGTTTTCATCCTGTCCGGCGAGGTGCCCTCGTGGCCAACGGCGATCACCACCATCGGCGTGGCGGCCTTGCTCATCTGTGAGCGGCGCCTGCGCCTGCTTTGCCCACCCACGCGAAGGAAGCTGTCATGAGCACGAACAACGAACCCGCCTGGCTCACCGAGGCGCGCCGGCATCTGGGCGTGGCCGAAGTGCCCGGGCCGAAGCACAGCCCCGTCATCCAGTCCTGGCTGCACAATCTGCGGGCGTGGTGGAACGACGACGAGACGCCCTGGTGCGGCGTCTTCGTGGCGGCCTGCATGGACACGGTCGGCATCCCGCTCCCGAAGTACTGGATGCGCGCCAAGGCGTGGGCCGAATGGGGCTTGCGCCTGTCCGCCCCGATCCCCGGTTGCATTGTCGTCTTCGAACGTCAGGGCGGCGGCCACGTCGGCTTCGTCGTCGGTCGCACCGCCAAGGGCCACCTGATGGTGCTGGGCGGCAATCAGGGCAACCGGGTGAGCATCGCGCCCTTCGACCGGGCGCGGGCGGTCGCCTACGTGTGGCCGTCCGGGGTGCCGATGCCGCCCCATTCCGTGCTGGCCGTGCTCGACGCCGGCGGCGCGCAACTCTCCACCAACGAGGCTTGACCATGCTGACGAAACTGATCCCCGCGCAGTACCGCTGGCTCGCGTGGCTGGCGCTGGCTGCCATCATCGCCGCCGCCGGCGCCTGGGGTGGCCACAAGGCCACGGCCGCCTACTACAAGCCCAAGGTGGCCAAGGCCGAGGCCCGCGCCGCCGAGTTCGAGTCGGCCTACAACTCCCTCGCGCTGGCCAGCCAGCACCAGAACGAGGCCATCAATCAGCTGCAGGCCGATGCCAAGGCCCGCGAGAAGCGCGCCGCGCAGGAGGTGGCCCAGGCCCGCGCCGCGGCGGCCACCAGCCGCGACCAGGCGACGGCCATCATGGGCCTCAAGCTGCCCGCCGGCGCCGACGAGTGCCGGGAGGCCCGGGAGGCTTTCGACAAGGAACTGCGACAGGAAAGGGGAAAGCGATGACGCGACTTTCGTTATCCGGCATTTCTGCCGTGATTCTTTCGTTTTCGCTGGCCGGGTGCGCCGGCCTGGCGCCAAAGGTGCAAGAGGTCAAGGTGCCGGTCCCGGTGCCGTGCAAGGTCGAGGCGCCGTTGCGCCCCGCCTTCGCGGTCGATGGTCTGCCGGTCGGCTCCGGGATATGGGAGCAGATGAAGGCCCTGCGCGCCGAGCGGAAACAGCGCCAGGGCTACGAGGCAGAGCTGGAGGCCGCGGTAAGGGCCTGCCAATGACGAAGCCGCCCAAGTTCCCCGTCTATGACCCGGCCAAAGACGGCAACCGCTTCGAGTGGATCATCAAGCAGGCGGCCGTCCTGCACGAACAGCAGGCTAAGGAACGCCTCAACCGGCCGAAGTACGACTACCTGACCGGGCGCCCCGTTTCCCCTTCGGCGCCGCGGTAGCTGCCGCTGCCGCTGCCTCCCCCTCCTTCTCAGCCGCCTTCTTGGCGAGCTCGTCAATCCAGTCCGACCACGCCTGCATCATTTCCCGCCGCTCGGGGAGATATTCGGCGTGGTTGTAGGCTGCCTTCACCTTGTCCCGCTCCGCGTGGGCAAGCTGCCGCTCGATCACATCAGAGCGCCATCCCAATTCATGCAGCAGGGTCGATGCCGTCGATCTGAAGCCATGCCCCGAGAACTTGCCCGCGTAGCCCATGCGCTCCAGTGCCTTGTTGATCGTCGTCGCCGTCATGCACGTCTTCGGCGTGCGCAGGTTCGGGAACAGGTACTGCCGGCCGCCCGAGAGCGTCTTCAGCTCGGTCAGCAGCGCCACGGCCTGCCGTGACAGCGGCACGATGTGGGACTCCCCGACCTTCATCTTCTTCTTCATCTTCATCCGACCCGCCGGCACCCGCCACTCGGCCGCATCCAGGTCGAACTCCGTCCATTCCGCCTTGCGCAGCTCCACCGTCCGCACGAAGGTGTAGAGCATGAGCTGCAGCGCGATCACGGTCCCGCGGTAGCCGCCGTAGTCGCCCAGCAGGTTCAGGAAGCGCGGAATCTCGTCCTTGGCCAGGGGAGGGTTGTGCCGCACCGGCGCCCGCTTGATCGCCCCGTAGAGCGCCGCGGCCGGGTCGCTGTCGGCGCGCAGCGTGGCCACGGCATACCGGAAAATCTGCCCGGACCATTGCCGGATCAGCACGGCGATGGACTGCGCCCCGCGCTTCTCGACTTCTCGGATGATTTCAAGGATATGGGCGGCCTTGACCATGCGGATCGGGAAAGCCCCGATCTTCGGAAACACGTCCTTGCCCAGGAACCGCTCAACCTGGCGCAGGTACGTCGGCGACCAGTGCGAACGGTTCTGCTCGATCCACTCGCGGGCAACAACCTCGAAGGTGTTGGCGTGTTCCCCCATGCGCTCCAGACGCTCGGCCTCCCTTGATTGCGTCGGGTTCAGTCCCTGCTTGACCTGATCGCGCGCCCACTCCCTCTCCTTGCGCGCATCGGCCAGCGACACGCTCGGGTACTCGCCGACGGTGAATAGTCCGTCCTTGCCGTCGGCTTTCCAGTAGCGGTAGCGCCAGATTTTCGCGCCGCTCGGGCGCACGTCGAGGTATAGGCCTTGCCCGTCCTGAAGCTTGTAGGGCTTCTCGGCGGGCTTGGCGTTGCGTACTTTGGTGTCGGTGAGGGATGCCATTTACCGGATAAGGGTCCGTTTCAGGGGGTCTTATCCGGTAGGTTATCCGGTTTTTCTGTGGCTGCCTACGGCCCGGAAAATACCGGAATGGATGAAAACGCAGAGGCCGCAAGGGCTTCGAGGCGATTTAGTGGACGTGCGCGGAAATCCGTGGATGTGGTTCGCAGTTATCGATCATCAGCAGCAT